AAGTCGGGGAGACAGGATTTGAACCTGCGACCTATGCTTCCCAAAAGCACCGCGCTACCAAACTGCGCTACACCCCGTAGTGGTAGTTCCTATCGCCGCTAACCCTGAACTACCAAGGGGGTCACCGCAGTTGAGTTTCGTCTCAACAAAGTAATTATACTACTTCTTGAACCACCTGTCAAACGGTTCCCAGTGTTCCCATCCATACTTATGAACTGCATCCATACCAATAATAGGAACTACGACTAATGCAAAGGACAGGACACCCACTCCCCACGAACTTTCCATCGTGTGTCTAACAAGCAGTTGAACGTGGTGGATCATGATTCTTCGTGACCTTGCTGTTCTGATTCTGGATGTGGTTGTTGCTCGGATTCAGGGTGATTTTGTTGTTGATTCATCAAAGTATGCGGGTAAAGGACATCCTTTAAAGTTTTCTATCTCTTTAACAGATAGAACAAACATAGTTACAAATCCAAGGCAAAAAGCAAAAAGCATCTGTGGGAAATTATAGTTTCCCATATAAGCAGTAGGATCAGGTTCATCATCGTGAGGATGAAGATGCTTTGCTACCTCTTTTATTCTTTTTTGTCTTTCCTTTTCTTTGTCATCCATTTTAACCTCGGTATCTACCTGGCCATGTTAGTTGCATTGCAGAAATTAGCAATGAAATGAAAGCAATTACAAATAATAGTGTCATGCTGGATAGTCCCAATCGGTAATTTTATTTACTTGTTTCCAGGGTCCCCAGGTGCCAGGAAGATAGACATAAGGAACAGTACGTATGGGGCAAGAATCCCCAGTGCAAAGTAAATCATCTACAATCCTCCATGATTCCATTACCTCATCGGCGTGTACAAAATGTGATTGATCTCTATGAATGGCGTCATATAAAAGTTTCTCATACCCATCTATTGCTCTGTCTTCTGGATACTCGTGAGTGAGTGTAGCCAGTTCAAGGTCATCATTAAGCCCAGGAGATTTAATGTCCATCCTAATATCAAGATGAGGATTAGGCTGTAAACGAATGACAATACGGTCGTTGACTTCCCCTTCATAGAGCTTTAATGGTGGTGTTTTTAGTTTAATAACAACTTCAACACATCCATAAGGCATACACTTTCCAGTCATTACCCGAAAAGGAACACCCTCCCAACGCCAGTTATCGACATAAAGAGAACCAGCGACGAAGGTAGGAGTGTGACTGTTAGGATCAACACCCTCTTCAGTGCGATATTTTTCGTATTGTCCAAAGATTACATCCTCCCCTAAACGAGTGGCAGCAAGAACTTTAGTCTTCTCACGTCTCACCTCCTTTGCATCCATTCTGCAAGGAGGTTCCATAGCAATCAATGCAAGAACCTGTAAAATGTGGTTCTGCAACATATCACGAACTGCACCAGCAGTTTCATAATATTGGGAACGTCCATCACAACTGATAGTTTCAGTTGCAAAGATTTGTACTTCATCTATGTACTGACGATTCCAAAGTGGTTCCAACAAAATGTTGCTAAACCTAGTAGCGAGAATGTTATTAACAGTATCTTTACCAAGATAATGATCAATGCGATAGACCTGTTTCTCGCGTAGATGTCTAGCAACCACAGTTGATAGATGATCAGCAGATTTATAATCGTGCCCAAAGGGTTTTTCGATAACCACTCTGGACCTTTCTGGGTTGTTGAGGAGTCCTGCTTCTTTGAGATTGATGATAGCATTCTCATAGCGTTCTGGTGGTACAGATAGAAAATACGTATTATCTTCCAGATAATCTGGCAGGTGTGTCAGAGTCTCTGGCATATCCAAATCTGTTCTGATGTAATCCAGATGATGTAAAAACTCTTCTGGATATTCTCCAAGAGATTCCTTCCACATTTGTGCGGTAGGTTCTCTTCTAGCAGAACCAGTTATAACAAAGTTCTCTGGAAGTAAATCTTTTTTCCAGAGATTGTAGAGTGCAGGTATAAGTTTCTTCTTGCAAAGGTCTCCCGTTGCTCCGAAGATAACTATACCACTAGTGAGCGGTGCCGTTTCCGTCATACTTGTCTGATTCGTAGTATACATTTTCACCTTTTCGTATCCCGAAATATATCGTGGATAGTACAAACGGTATTGAAATCCAGGTGAGTGCATTACCTAACATCGTGTCCTCCGAACATTGCCCGCATACCATTTAGAACCTTGGCAGTGAAAGCACCCAGACGGCGCGACTCAAAGCGTGCCCACAGCGCACTGCTGATGACAGGAGCGGGTACGCCAAGATCCACAGCAGCGTGAACCGTCCAACGACCCTCACCACTGTCTGATACTCCACCATCGAATTTGCTAAGCTCTCTATCGTGCCGTAAAACATCAGCGGTAAGATCGAGTAACCAACTGCCAACCACGCTACCGCGACGCCAACACTCAGCCACTTTAGAAACATCAATATCATATTGATAATCTTCTGGATTCTCCATCGGAGCAACCTCAGCATCACCCGCCTTAACGTATGCTGACCCAGCATTAGCCTCATGCAGGATATTAAATCCTTCTGCGTATGCTTGCATGATTCCGTATTCAATTCCATTGTGGACCATCTTTACGAAGTGACCAGCGCCTGGAGCACCGCAATGCATCCATCCGTGCTCTTCTGGATAGAGCTCGTAACCACGTCTGTCGGTAGTTCGTGGGGCAGCATCAATGCCTGGTGCGAGGGCGTCGAAGATAGGACGGCAGATGGATACTGCAGTATTTGTACCACCAACCATAAGACAGTATCCACGCTCCAGACCGTAAACACCACCACTAGTACCACAGTCAAGATATTGGATGCCCAGTTTAGACAACCTTTCTGCCCTGCGTCTAGAGTCCTTAAAATTGGAATTGCCATGATCAATAATAATATCGCCTTCCACACAAAATTGTAGTAGCTCATTAAGTGTATCCTCTACAGTTTCTGCTGGTACTACCATCATATAGACGCCAGGACCTTTGTCTCCGACTACTTGAACAAGGCTTTTAATAGAAGTGGTATATCCACTGATATAACCCGCTTCATATTGTGCCTCAGCTTTTTTAACATTGTTTCTGTATCCGTGTACTTCGTGTCCTGCTGCGATAAGACGGCGGGACATACCTTCCCCCATCCGTCCAAGTCCAATCATTCCTACCTTCATTTTTCTTAATAATTACTGATGTATGTATGAGTGTTAACTCCTGATTCCTATAATATACCCCAAAAGTACCCCACTTAACCAGGCAATGTAAAGATATAAAACAGTGGCTATAAGATTAAAAAATTCAGTCCACTCCATATTCCTCATCCTCATATAAGGGGCAAGGTTCTTCAAATAAATGTTCCATCCTAAGTTGTTTGATACGTTCTTTAAGTCCTTTATAGAACTCTCTCTTTTCGTCCTCAGTCATTTGTTCTTAAGTAAGTCTTCTATTTGTTTACGAGCACTGTCCATCTTACTTTTCTCACGTTCAGAATGTTTGTATCCATTCTTTCCATGAAAAATAAAATGACCTTGACAAAACATAGTTACCCCAAAGATAAGGGCAAGAACAATACCTATCCACTCTAAAATTAAAGTGTTATTTTCAACCATGGTAACAATGGTGGAATTACTCCAATAAGTCGAAGCAGACCCTCAGCAAAAAGTGCAAGAACAACCCAGCCAACACAGAAACTGATAATTGAAGCATTACGATTATGTTGTCGTATGGCATCGTCAATCATCTCCTGACACTCTTCTTGAGTAACATAATGAACTGGTTTGATTTCATCCATCCTGTGAGACATTAGGTAAGTTGTCCATCGGGTCAGGTCCTCCCGAAACTATAGCACATGCGCGTCGATAATAGAAATTGTCTGTATTTCCTGATGCTTCTAAAGCTTCTTTGACTCTCACCCAATTGTCGTAGGATGTTTTGTCCATTTGTTTTTAGTTTGAAATACTTACTAGCTATACTAGTCAGTACTTCTAAGCGTGCAACAAAGTGTTCATTCCGTAACACACATTAAGAAAATATTAAATTATTATGCAAACTTTGGAGCGACTAAGT